TCATAATCTGTCAGGGCGACGCACTTGTAATCCGACGAGGACATGATATTGACCGACGGCCAGCCTATCTTGAGATAGTTACCTGCCCTGAAAGTCCTGTCGTAAACGTTGTTATCGTTCCTGCGGGGGCTCAGGCGGGTTGCCACTTCCGGACTACAACGGAACGTGCGATCCAGTCGTTTCTTCGAGTGCTCGCGGGCTTTTTCCTCTGTCATCTGAATTATCAGCATGTCAGACGGGTCGCAGACCACGTTATAAACTACCCACCCGTCAATAAGGCCAATCGTCTTCCCCGTTCGCGCCGGGCCGACAAACACCACTGCGTCATACTCGCGCGACGCCAGGCAGTTCATTGGCTCGAGTACATACGGAGCCAGGTTCGGATCCCAGGGAACGGAGTTACCGGCGCCCATTGGCACGCGCATAAATTTACTGACTGCATCGGCCACCAGCATGCGGCGTGGGGCACGAAGTATTCCAGGGATATCCTTTCGGATCCCCCGGGCAGATGCCCGCTTCGCCATCAGTCCTCCTCTGGCTCGTCCTCCTCCGGTTCTGCGTCCAGAACGCGCTGCGCAATCTGGTCGCGAAGGTCATCAATAACACTCTGCACGCGACTGATAGCCGAGGGGCTCATGGCGCAGTCACGCTCCAGAATGTCCGGCAACGTTTCCAGCACCTGCACCACAGCTTTTGCCATAACAGAAAATTCACGGGCCACCTCATCAGCCGGGATTAGCTGGCCGGTATCCTGCTCGAATTTGAGCCGCTCGTTTTCCGCTTTCCAGTGGGCGAGCCTGTCCGAGGGCGTCATATCTTCGGCGCTGGACGCGACAACGGGCGCCATCAGCTCGGTCAGCACATCGGTGATGAGATAGAGTTTGAGTTTGTTGTTACTGCCCAACGCAGGCTCGAGTTGCTTTAGCCTGGCGGCAACGGTCTGGCGATGAACGCCGGTGATCCCTGCCAGCTGATTAATGTTCAGCTTCAGGGTGGAGAGTTCCTGGTCCATGATGGTGAACACTTT